TACTCAAAAGTTTAAGCGGGTCTTTACCCGTGATTGAAACGCCTGAACCGGTTTGCCCAAAGCTCTCAATGATATAATCGCGCTTAATGAAGTTAGATACATCAAAGGAATTATTAACAATGTAACCGCTAAATACACTTATCCTCTCACCTAGATAGTAGGGGTTTTCAGCCCTCCATCTTGTCCAAAATCTTTCTGGGTCTGATATTGTGCCCCACGTTGTGGAATCACTTGATTCAGCAAAGGATAGGCTTGTTTTTGCTCTAACCCCGATACCACCGCTTAAATCAATCTCTGCGGGATTTACGCGCAGAGATTGCAATGAAGGGTTGGCATCAAGGCCGAAAGGAGTAGGAGAGCGGTTTTCGCAAAACCTGTGGACGTTACCATTCACTTCCACCTCAACATACCACAGGTGCTCTTTGGAGTAATCTCTCTTGGCGTTATCGTATGCCATCTAAACACCTTTAAAGTTAAATGAAAGTCCGTTGCGCTTTGTTCTTGTTCCGTTCTGCATGGAAGTTGAAATATCGCCTGTCGTTTCACCAAAAGCAACATCGTTAGGGTACTCAAGCAGATTCCAAGCTACAAAGAACGGTCTTGTCTTTATCGCCTCTTTAAATGGCGCGAAGTATGTTCTGTACCACCCATCATCTATATTTTGCCATTCATAGGTAGTTTCGTATCCCTTGCGCCTAACCTGCCTACCAATTATCTCACCAGATTCTGTGCGGTTGCTATAATACTCTGTAACATCACTATCTGTGTACGGCTGGTGCCCGTTAAACATTGGTCTTTGCATTTGTAGTGCAAGGCCTGCGCTAATATATCCTATTTCACCATTAGTTCCTCCAGATACATATATCTCCAACACCCTCATTGTTACTGGTGTTGGCCTGTGGAACATTATTGCCGCATCTGTTGTTGGGCTTTTTGCACCTGCAAATTGCAGCAATGGGCCGCCCTCGATTTCTCTGTACTGAGGACTTATCGCGAATCCTCTACTTCCCATGTTGTGAGCGCCAATGCCAATAGTGTCAACTTGTTGCGCACTATTTAATACCACTTTGAAGTAACCTGGCGCAGGCGGTCTCCACTTCTCCCACGTATTCATTTTTAATGCATTCAGAGCAACGCCGCCAACATCAGAAGATACGCTAGAGTATCCTTCAAGCTTGTTGCTAGAAAGCATACGCGCATGGTTAAGCGGGAATGGAGGCGTTGTTAATGTGCCTGCTTTTGCTGTAAATGGCGTAGGCGTATAGATAACCGCTTCACTCTCTGCACCTATAAGGCTAGCGCTATCAACAGGCGCAACAGACTCAGCCGTTACGATAGACGGATTATCAATATTGCCAACCGACAAAGCGCTAAATAGCGAGGCGTTATCGATGCTATCAACTGGTTGCGCAGTTAACTCACTAGGCGCACCAATACCACCCGCAGCCTCAGCAGGCAGCACCGAAGCGCCACTAATAAAACAAACATCCTCAGCCGTTAACGGATTAGCTCCATCAATAGGCTGAGCAGGATTGGCTAACGGACATTTACGCGTCTTGGCTACGCTAAACTGCGTTGGTATCGCCATAGGTTACTCCGCGCAAGGTGGTTCGATTGGCGCTGCTGGTTGTGGCGTTAATGGCACTGGTGGTGTAGTTGTTACTGGTGCTTCTGGTGTTGGACAAGGCATGTTACCCTCCTGTTGCTGATAGCGTTACGCCATCACCTAATTCTTCGTTAATAGCTGATATTAAACCACGAATATCACCGCCTGAAAAGCCAGATCCTGTCAGGGCAATGCTGATGTTTCTTTGCTCTGGCTGCTGAGCTTGTTGGGTTGAGGTGTTGTTTACCACCTGCCCGCCTTGGAATGACTGGCCTGAACCAGCGCTGCCAAACTTGGTTGACATAATTCCCTTAACCTGTGCCGCGCTCGCAACAGCCTGCGCAGCCGCAAGAGGAACGTTAAAAGGATAAGGCACAGATGCCATGGTCTTTTGCACTGCTGCGTAGCCATCAACAACCGCATTAGCAACCGCGGCCGCTTTACCTATGGCAAACAGTTTCTTGCTGCCTGTATTCATCAGGCTTGCAAGGTTTCCGAATATATCACCAACTAGTGCAAGCTTTGCTTGTCGCTTCTGCTGCTCTAGTTGCATTTCCTTGTTATGCCGCTCTTTCTCAATAGCAACTAATTCATCCGCATGTTGCTGCGCTTTTTCCTTTTCTAGCGCATCATACTCTGATTGAGTGATAAGCTTTTGGTCTTTAGCTTCTTTGAGTTGTTCAAGCTCGGTTAAATAAGCCTGCGCCCTAAGTTGCTGCTCAGTCATTAGGCTTTCACGGAATGCGTCTAACCCTTGCTGCGCTTGCTCCTTGTCAGCTTCTTTTTGCTTCTTGCGTTGCTCTTCCTTGGCTATAATTTGGTCAAGAACTGACTCGTAATTTCTTTGAGCGTCAGCCTCTTGCTTGGCAGTTTCAGCCGCTGCGAGTTGAGCGTCTTTAAGGCGGTACTTCTCCTGTATTAGCTTAACAATTTGCGGCAACTGAGCTGTTGTGTTGTCCGCAATAGCGCGTTGTGTGGCCGCGTATATTTCAGCTGCCTCTGCGCCGTGCTCTAGCGCTATTACTTGAGACTGCAAAGTGATTGTGTAGCTTTGAGATCGTTTACTAACATCTTCTGACTGACTCCCAAGATTAGCAGTTTCGTCAGCCAGCTTTTTTACGCTCTGACTGTTTGTGTCAATCTGAGTCTTCAGGTCTTCTATTTTTATTTCGGTTTCTTTGATTGCATCAGCATATCTGCGCTGGTTTTCCTCAGCGCTACGAGGCACAGCAAATTGACCGGCATCTAAACCAGTGCCAGCCGACTGCATTTTCTCAAGCTCTTCTCGCAAACCTCTGATTTTCTCAAAGGCTTTTACGTTAGCCTCTGACATTTCATCAGCTGCTTTGCTGTTGTCTCTGGCAAGGAATTTTATTTGGTTGGCGGTTAGTGTTACTTCGTCGCCCAGCTCTTTTATTCTGTCTTTGAGGCTGCTTGTTTCCCCCTCAGCCCCAGTTAATGCTGGGATAAGAAAACTTAAGGCAGTTGCAGCAATGCCAACAGCCGCACCAAGACCGGCGCGACCTAGCACAATACCTAAATCAGCGCCTTGTTGTGACAATGCAAGCAAAGCGGATTGACCACCTTGAATCTGACCTACAAACTGCTGAATCTGTATACCAGCTTGCCCAGCGTTTTTACCTAAGCCTGATAACGACTTTCCCGCCTTGGTAGAGCCTCCAGACAACTGGTTAGCGCTAGAATCTGCTCGCTTAAAAGAAGTTTCAACGTTTTTGAGGTCTGTTTGAATGGTTTTGCTTGCACTCGTGACACCACTAACATCAACATCAACATCAAACTCAACCCCGCCCACTTTCTGTGTCATTACTCAAATTCCTCTGGGTTTTCGTTTATCATATCGGTTAACATTTTGGCTTGGTCTTCACTCATGCCTGCAATGGTGCGTTTAGGTCTATTGGCGTTAAACCATCGACCTAACTCAGTTGGTGACATGCTACGCGCTTCACTTGGCGATAAACCAAGTGCGTAACAGGTTTCGATTAAATCAGAGTAGGGGTATCTATCTACCCCTTGCCCTTTTTTTTATCGCTCACCCTCTCCGCTGTTTCTAGTTGCGGAAAACAGAGTTGAATCACATAACGAGCCGCTGCGACTAAATCAGCGCTTTCAGCAGGGCTAGACATAATTGATTCGTAAACCTGCTCTTGCGTCACTTCAACGCCTGCATTTTTAAGCAGCACAGCGTAAAGCTTTGCAACAAGAGTGATTTTGGGAATGCCGCCTTTGTCTAACTCGATAGCAGTAGCAAGCACGTTAACCTCATTATCGATAGATTCAACCAACTCCATCGTAATAGTTAACTCGTGCTTTTCACCTTTCCACCCAAGCGTTGCCTTGCGTCCAAACATATTACACACCCGCCGTGAACACTGGCTTACCTGAGAATGCAATTTCCATTTCAAACGTTGCCAATTCTTCGTGTGGGTTATCTTGGTTGAAAGATGTAATAAATACGTCACCTGCTAACGTAGAGCCATCAGGCCATGTGATAGTGATAGCGTAGATATTCTGGTTTGTGCCCAAGTTGTTTTCCAGTGTAGCAATCATGCTTAGGTTTTTAGACTTACCGCTAATTGACATTGTACGGTCAACACGGCCGGCATCTGAATGGTATTCAGCATCCGCACCGCTTGAGTCGTCGGTTGTGTCTAATCCTGCAATTGAGTATGCAAGGCTTTTGCTTACGATACCCGCGATAGTTGAGCCGCCAAAACCTGTTATTTTGACCGCGTCACCCTTAAAGCCGCCACCTACTGACATAGTTAAATCCTCGTTTAAACGTTAGTGCCTATAATAACCCCGATAAGTCAACTAGTAAATAACTGGTCAGAGTTGTTAGTATTCCTCTGCTGTGTAGCACAGCACTTGGAACGTGAAATATCTTCTGTTTTGCCCTGTGCGGTATTCGCCCATAACGTCTTGCGTCACGGTTGTGATAACGCACTCTTGCACATTTGCGTTGCGCCTTACGTATTCAAGCGCCGCCACTGCATCATTGAACAGCGCATTCAACTCTTGATTAGTTGCGTTTTTGCCACTAAACAAATAAACCGTTACCGATACTTGCCTTACAAATGCGTCAACAGGCCGCCCTTCCTGCCTGCAATAGATGATAGGCTCGCCAATAGTGAATGGCTCGGTTGCTTCATCCCACCCAATTGCAGGATTGTAAGTAGGTAGCGCATTTGTGCGTATAAAGTCGCGTATAACATCAGCGTGTCTTATGTTCATTTATTTATGCTCTATCATGTTTGAAAAGGCTCTTACTGCGTCGTCTCCAACTTCATTCCACGCAATATTCATCCAGTTAGATACGGCGTTTGGATTGTAGCCGCCACCCTTTTTACCTGGAGTGTTAGGTGGCTTCGGATTCCAGTCTGTGCGCTCATGCAATGCCGCTGCGTAATCAGTGTAATAACCATAAGTCATGCGCCAGCCGTTACCGTTATCACGCACCCGATAACTCCGCGACTTAACAAGCGTAGAGGTGTCAACTGGGACATAAAAATCAGCTTCACCCGCAAGAATCGTATACATGGTAAATAGCCCGCGCTCTACGTCTTTGGGTAAATCCTCGGTTAACGCTTTGTTTATCTTGCGCGCTACATCAGCGGGTGACTTTCCGGCCTTAAATGGCATTACTTTACCACCTCATAAGAGAATGCCTTGTCAATCAAAAGGTAATGATTGCTGCCGAATAAAGTCTGCACAAACCAGATTGGCTTTAGTGCGTAGTACAGCCAAGTTTTTCTAACTTTAATATCAACTTTGCACTTAGCCATAATCTACCCCGTAAACGCTTCGTATTCTGTTATCTGACCGCGCAGACCTGTACCAAATCCAGTCTTACGCACCTTTTCCGCATTACTTGGAGGCGTTGCATCCGTAGACGTACCGTAAACCACATAAGCGTTAAACGGAATTTGCACCACGCTGTAAATGGACGTTGAAGGCTGAAACTCTACACCCTCAGCATCACGCTGCATTGAGCCGCCCGTCATGTATTCACATGATATTGTTTGCGGCGCTAAGTATGATTGATTGGCGTATGGGTCGTTAGGGTCGTAACCGCTTTCAGTCCAAAACGTTACTTTGTCAATCATGTGGCGGGTTGCTAGCGGCATGGCTTAACACTCCGCGCAAATCTCAAAGGCTTGCTGAATAAACCAATTATACACCCCCCCGCAGGAAGTGCCGCTAACTGTTGCCCGTAACGCGTTGATTCAAGCCCTTTGCCACCAAAGAAGCTGTAAGACGCGCTAGCGCCTTGTCTGGTTGTTTCGCTTGTTACGCTGCCACCTGACGACATTTCTATCATGTGCGAAACTGCAAGCGATACAGCCAAATCTTGCATGTCTTGACTGTAATTGGATAAACAAGCCTCTGCATCATCGAACATAGCGCCATACAGGTCTATTTGCGCATCTGTTGCGCTTGGTAATAGCGCTTTAACTTTGTAGCTTGGTATGACGACTGCCATTAGAATCTTTCCACTGGTCGGAGTTGTTAGCTTGTCACTAGTGTACTATATTCGGGGCTGGATTAACAAATTGGAGATTACACAAGTGAAAGGTATTAGCAAAGCATCATTGTTTCAATTCGTTTTAGCGCTAGCTTTCTTTACGTGGTACTTAATTACTGGCAGCGAAGTAATGGGGATATTGTCTTTATTCCTTGTTACATGGGCGCAAATAGACCAGTTACAGTTTAAGCTTAAGGATAAATAACAACGAAAATCCATCTGGCATATGTGAAGCGCCATTGTACCGTTTGAGCCTATCCTAATGAGGCGAAGTTGCCGCTACGGACAATGGATAAGCTGAATATGCAAGCCAATCTAGCATATATGAAGCGCTGGTAGCCCCGCCAGCGGCGAAAGAGGGGCTTGTTTAATTGGAATTATTAATGAGACTATCAAGAATACTTAGAAACACAGGAAAGCCGCACATACTTGCGTTTGATGGTTATTGGTGGAGATTCACTTTCACCAAGTGCGGCCTTTATATTGAAGGTGAAAAGTTGGGTGAGTTTTAAATAGGAGATTGATTGTGGAAAGGCTAGTTAGAGTTGAGTTACACGACGACGATGATTTTAATTATGTAATGCAACTAATATCGCTTTACGGAGAGGCGAGAGAGGTAAAAAAAAGAGATAAGCACTGACGGCATTTCGCTAAAGCATGTAAAGACACTTGAAGAAGCAAAGGCCATTCAAGTTGAGTATTACGACAAGATAAAGAATCGTTGAGGTTGGGATATTAAAATGAGCACAAAAAGCACAATACTAAATACACCTTGGTGTCACGTTTATAGTGATTATGCGTATAACCATGGCGAAACTGTTGTCGATGTTAGCGACCTAGAAGTATTGGTTATAGAGGCATCTTACGGTAATGTTGAAATGTATGGGGAGGAGCATTTAAACAAAGATAACGACACGATAATTATTGGCGCAGATTCAGAGTTTGCAAAAATGGTTATATGGATGTGCGAACAATACAAGGCTGCGCATGACAAGGTTGAGGATGTTGATATTAATGGCCAGCCTGAGCCTTTAAAGTCGATTTTAAATGGCTTGGGTGGTCCAGGAAATAAGGTGCAAGTTGTTAATGGCGTCTTGACTATCAAGACTGAGCGAGAAGGAGATTAAAGTGAAAGAACATTTAACAGAAAAGTTTTTAGTAGGCATTGCGGTTGATGTGGCTGTATCGGTAAATAAAGCGGTTGCGATAACTTTTATTGGAGCTATTTATGGGATAGAAATAACAATGCAATTGGCTTTAGTGGTTGCGTTTTGCTTCTCTGCACTAAACATCAAATACAAAAATGGCGGGGATATGCCGTCTTGGGGTGAAGTTGTGAATTCTTCTGTATTTCTATGCTTGATGCCGTGGTGCTTTGTTTTAACTGCTTGGCTTGCGTCTTTTGTTGTGTAAATAAAAACCCCGCACTAGGCGGGGATTATTCTTACTTTTCGTCAGTCTTAGTTTTTGAGGTTTTACGTGTCGTCTTTTTAGGCGTAGATACTTCAAGCTTTTTATCACCCGACTCACTTTCGACCTTTGGCGGGGCGATAAGCTTACCACCCACGCCAAACACGCGACCTTTAGCGTTAGCCATCACGCGATAACTCTCGCATACAGTACGCCCGAACGACCAGCCGTATCCGCTTTAATAAGCAGGCCAGCAGCACTCCAAGTAACGAAGTTGTAAGGGTCGTTAAACATATTACGCACAACAGGCTGCGTATTAACTGCCATACCCACTTGCAACTGAACGTATTCATCAGAGTTTGCCCATGCTAGGAACTCGTTACCGCTTAGCTGCGAGCCGTTAGATTTAACGATGTCAGCAACACCTGGAATATTGCGCAATGCTTCAAGCGTGTTACGGAAGTTTGAGTCCGTAGTACCTGTGCGTAGTGCGTTAAACCAGATTTCAGAACTTACCGCAAAGGTGATATTCATATCAACGTTGTTAGCTGGCCCTTGTAGCGCTGTTAACGCCGCAATGATAGCTTTTTCAAAGTCTGCGTAAGTTGCAGAAGCTGAAGTTAAATCAACGTTTACACCTGCTGCACCTAGCTGCAATGATTGCGTGTTAGGGCTGTTCTTCATGCCGTAAGCTTCAACGCCTTTGTACTGCACATCAGCAACGCCGTTAAGCGCATGGTCGTAGATACTGCGACGTACCGCACGAACAGTGTTCGACTGGTCATCTTGTAGCGCGTCAAAGTCTTCACTACGCATCGCTTCAACTTCGCGCCATTGACGGCCAAATGCGGCATCGTGAATCAACACCAGAGCGCCGTCGTAATCGTAAGCGGCACGGTCTAGCTTGTGTGCTTGACGGCCACTGATAGTAGCTTGAGCGATGCCAGAGTCAGACGCTTGTGCATACTCTGCAACGATTTTACCAACAGGTAGCGAGCGAGTAGGTAGCAATGAAACGATGTTAGCACCTTCATCACCAGCCATTACGCGCTTAATCGTGCGGTCAAAGTCACGGTAAGTGTCTTGTGGCACACGACCAGCGTTAGCCGCTAGAAACGAGTTGCCCATCAAGCCAGCAGATGCAGCCTCGCCGATAAGGTTAGCTTCACGATTGCCATGAAGTTTACGCATATTGACGATTTGGTTGTACTGCGCTTTTGCATTGCCAGAGTTAGCAATGATTTGTTTATCAAGATATAAGCTCATTACTTACTCCTTATTTCACGTATACGCGAATTGAGCCAGCGCTACCGGTAGTGGTAACAGCTTCATCAGCGTATGCAATTACGTTAGTGCCAGCACCAAGCGCAACCAAGTTACCAGATGCGTTAGTGGTTAGCGCGTCGTCTTTAGCGATGGTTTGACCTGCCGCTAGCGCCATTTCGTAGTACTCACCCGATTGAGGTCGAGCACCTTGTACGGTTTCGTCAACTGGGTAATCCTCTGTAACCTCGCCAAGAACATTCTCTAGCGCGAAGTAAACCATGCCTTCTTGGTCAGCACCAGCTACCGCAAACGCGCCAGATGATACAACCAAAACTTGGCGTGGGCTGATAACTTCAGACGCAGGAAATTCCGTTACGTCAGGATGACTCTCAGCAGGGCCAATATAAACTGTGTTTGACATTATCAATCCCCTTATTCTGGAAGTGTGTCAGATAGGTAAGAATCGTCAGAGTTACCCTCTAGCGATTGCGCACCCGCTAAACCGAAAGCCGCTGGCTTTGGTAGCATTGCTTTAAGTGAGTTAACCGAAAGCGCTTTGATTTCAGACTCAGACAATTCGATAGAATTAGCTTTAAGCTTTTCAGCTAGCTTTTTCTTCTCTTCCTCGTCTTCATCATCTTTCATGTCTTTCATAGCAGCTTTCACTGCTTCATTAACCATTGCTTGCACGTCGGGCTGGCTCTGCTCGCCCTGTGCGGTTGTTTCGGCGGCATTCGCCTGTAGCATTGACTCGTAAGCCTCTAGCATTGCGGCATCATCCATATTGGCTGTGTCAATACTGTTAGCTTTGAGTTGCTTCATAATATGCTCTTTGAACATATCTTTGCCCTCGTCTTGGTTTGAAGTTAAGCCCACAAATGGACTGGTTAGAACACTTTTAACACCCGAAGAAATGCGTTCCCAAATGGTTTTACGCTTCACTTCTTCCAGCGTGTCGTCAATCATTACGGATTCACCATCGCGCATGTATTTAACCATGTAAGACGTTTCACCGTCCTCGAATACTGCGTAATCGTCACCGAAGTCGTTTAACCATACGTGCTTTTCGTCGTCGCCAAACTTCTTTTGTATCTTAGTTTGGAGCGATTCACGCAGGTCATTAAAAGATTGATTCACGTCTAGCACTGCGGTATTGACTGATAACTGTTGGCCGTCATGCTGTACGTGTGTGAATAGATTAGCATTAACCATCATGCCCACACCGTCTGCCGGTGTAGCTGCGCCGTCTTCGTCAAGCAAAATCGCATCATGGTCGTGAATCATGTTGGCAGCTTTCCAGGTGTATTCTTTGCCTGTTACGCTTTGACCTTGCTCATTAACGCGATTAAGCAACACGCCAGTGCTTGTATGAATCGGCTGGTTAGTGTCGATAGCCTCGATTAGTCTGCGTCCACGCTCGGTTTGCATGGCTGTATCAACATGAATATGCTTTTCAACATAAA